CGCGCAGCCCAACCTCGATGGCCACTTCGTCCCCATCCTCCTCGGCCTCTTCCTCTTCCTCGGCCTCCTCTTCGGCCTCTTCCTCTTCACCTTCCTCTTCCGCCTCTTCCTCTCCCTCTTCCTCGGCGCCTTCCTCGTCGGTCTCCTCGACCTCCTCGGCTTCCTCCTCGGGTTCGGCCTCGGCGGCTTCGTCCACTTCACCCTCGGTGGCGTCGTCCTCGTCCTCGTTCTGCGACATCAGCTTCTGGATGTACAGGTTCTGGAAATCACCCTTCGATTTCAGGGCGATGCGCGCCAGCGGCTTCTCCTTGGCGAGGGCCTCCAACACTTCCGGCAGATCCTCGAGGTTATCCGACACTTCGTATCCCAGGCGCTCGAGGTCGCGGCCGAGGTAGTACATGTTGTCCTCGGTCTCGATACCCTGGTACGCGTGCTTGATCTTGCCCTCGTACGGCTCGTCCTCGAACCGCCAGGAGAAATCCACCTGCAACCGGCCCGACGACTGGCTCTCGTTTACTTCCGCGCCGACCAGCCGCGCCAGGTACTTGCCGTCGTCGAACTCGACAAACCCCTCCCCGCGAGTCTCGGCCACCCGCGTCTTGGCCTTCTTCCAGTTCGCGTTCGCACCCTTGAGCTTCTTCTTGAAATCGGACATTGTAACCTCGCGAGGACGAACGAATGCGTCGTCCATTTTGTGTGAGCGTCCCATATTACTTACCCTTCCGTCGCAACGTTAGGCGTGGTGTCTTCGGCGAAACGATATCTGCTCCTTTCCGCATGGCCCCACCGACCAGTCGGTCGGCTGTCCCACCAGCGGCCATGTCCAGTATAAATTTCCACGGTGTCGGAAATGTCCCCTTGGCTCCGACGTATTCGGGGTGATCGTGCGCCAATTGCTCGATCGACCACCCACACTTCATCATGCGCTCTACGATGGACCCCTGCCCTCCTTCCTGGTACCGAGATTTACTGAACGGCGCATCCATGCAGACCCGGAAATCGCCGTAGCGAAATCCCTGCTTGATGGCCGACATGAACATGTGCCGGTCCTCTAATGCGAAGCACTGGGGCGGATATGAGTATCGCTCGTACCACGACCGGGGCACTGCGTGGTAAATCGCCCCCACAGCCGAGTAGATGGTGTATTTCTGATTCGCGTCACCCACCTGTTCTTTTGATGCGGCAATGGCGTGCCGGTCGAAGTGTGGCGCGGTCGAATGCATCCCCGCCATGAAGATTTCCCGTTCATAGAATCGGGCTGTGACATGCGCTGCTCGCACCAGATTCATCAACGAGACTTGAGTGTAGGACGCATTATCGTCGGTCAGCACGAACCACTGGGCGTCGGGAAACTCCTTCAATGCATAGTTCCGCAACGCTTCTCGCGCGACACCTACAGACCCCTTGGGATTGGGGTAGCGATACCGGATGCACGCCCGGTCCCGCAACCAGTCGTAAGACATGTCCGGTTCGGTCCCGATCACGACGTTGGGGCTGTCGAGGAAAGGCATTTTGGCAAATGTCTTCCGCAACAGGTCGCCCCGCAACCGCGACGGGATCAGCACGGCAAAGGGAACAGCGGGGGTCATTTCTTCAACTTCATGACCGGGCGCGGGGCCGGTGCGGGTTCGGCACGGGGTGGCACGTACTTGCTGGCATACGCGTCCATCAGGTTCTTGAACCCCTCGGCTGGGGTGCGGCCCATCCACACACGCTCCAGTTCGACGCCGTTGTGGCGGAAGTGATTGCCCTGCAATCGGTGGCCAGCCGTGATGTGGTCATTGCCCTTGATGGTCAGGTATCGGTCCTTCCCATCGTAGTCGTAGTAGAACCACATGTCCACGGCCCCGTCCACAAACCGGCGTCCTTGCTTCGCCAACGTCGGCTGAATCATGTCGTAGTCGCCGGTGCCCTTACGCTTGATGGTGCGGACCTCGCTGTGCGACACCAGAATTACGCCCTTCGGCAACGACAACAATCGCTGCATCCACGGCGTGAACTCGTCTTCGATAGCAGCCCATCCCTTGCCCCAATCTTCCTCAGAGGGGTGGTCGATCCCCAACCGGCGCATGGTGTGAGCATACGAGGACTTGAACACCAGGTCTACCGTATCAACGACGACGGTCTTGAACCGCTTGTCTTTCTCCAACAGTTTGACATACCCGGTGAACTGTTTCCACTGGGTGATGGCGCGTTGGTAGACGGACAAATCCTTAGCCCCCGGTTCGGCCATCATCATGAAGGTGTCAGGAAACAACGAGCAGAGTGTGGTCTTTCCGATCTTGCGCTGCCCGTAGAGCCACAGGTTGTAATCTTGGAAATGCGTCAACGGCGTGGACAGTTCCGTTGGCAACGACAATTCCTCCTTGTCTTCAGGCACGCTGACGGGACGTTTCTTTTCTTTGCTCGGCGGCAACCGCCGTTTTACCTCTGCCATAGAACCCTCGCTTCTTGAATCTGGGGTCGTGGGAACCCCAACAATACCGCCCCCCGTGGGGCCAGTGCAACCCCCACATATGGGGGTCCAGCCGGGGGATACCACAATCCCCCAATCCGGGCGCTTAGCGGTCCTTAGAACGGGGCCGGGGTGGCCGGTTCCCGTGGGCCGGTCCCCATCGGCAACGGCCCGTGTAGCGACCGGTACGCGGTTATTTGACGCCTTCCGGCCATACGCCGTTCGTGGGAATCCAACGGACGGGCGCTCCGGCCATGGACTCGGGTGAAAGGATCCAGAACGGATTCTGTTCTGGGCGGTGTGTACGGGTCAGCGTATCGATGGGACGATACTTTGTGCAGTGCGATTTCAATTCCCGTGTGCAGACTTCACAATCCAGGGCTTCCCGATACGGGATGTGGTTTGCTTTAGCGTGGCCACACTCACACCGTTCAAACGGGTTCGGGTACTTGCCCGTCGGCGTCCACGATTCCAGCCCCGCCATCTGATCTTTACCGGCCGCGTCGGACAGCGACATCAGGTATGTGGAGAACATGGGTGGGCAGTGCATCGTGACTTCGCGGAGCATCAGCTGGGCGACACAATTGATTTCCCAGTCCATGATCGGTTCGCCACGCTTGCCGATGACTCCCTTCAACGCAAGGTAATTGTAATCTGCATGGATATAGGTTTGCGTCCCCATCCACAGCAGCCGCCGCGCATCCTGCCACGGGATCCCGGCATCGACCAGCGTCGCGTAGATGTCCCGGCCCGTTTGCAGGTAATCCTCGATGATGGTGTAGAGACTTTTACCGTTGTCGTTCTCCAAAATCTCGATGGGTTCCCAATCGGTGATGCAATTCTTCTCCCCGTCGTCGGTGTTACAGGCGCGGCGGATGGTTTCTGGCATGGTCCATGCCCGGTGGCGCCAGTCATTGTCGCGGCCCCCGTGCTGCATGAACCCCGCGCCCAGTCGCGTCCGTACCAGTTGATGCGTGCAGGCACGAGACACCCCATCGATGGTGAAACTGAATGTCAGGCGCTCCAACACCTGTTGCAAGGTTTGTCCAGCGAAACAGGATTCGACGTAGGCCAATTCCGACAGCGACAGTTTATCCACCCCGGTCACGATCTGACTGATGGGAAGAGAGGGGTATCGGTAGATCAGGTCACGGTCCACCGCGCGAGATGGCGCGTCGCCCCAGTTTGACTGCAACGCATCGTATAGCGCCGGGTACAGGTTGTGTTGCGGTCCCCACGTATCCAGCGTGACGGTAATGGACTCCGGGCCGTGGGTGATGGGATTCTTAGGACGTTCGTTTCTGTGGTCGGCATGGGGCCGATGCCCGCTATCCTTGAACACTGTAACCCTCCTCATATTGTTCTCGCAATTCATCTAGACTAACGACTCGGATGATGTTGTGTCGGTTGGGTGTACTCACTCGCTCATCGTGTACGAGATGAAATACCGGAAACCCCCACAGGGCGTATTGCTGCACGTACTTCGGATCGTCGTCCACGGCGAATTGAATCCACGGGTGAACGCTGGGATGTGCGGCCAGACTGGTGCTCTTGTCCTCGGAAAACCAGAGGTGGTCAAACGAGAGGTTGTTCATTTGCAACCAGTGCAATGTATCGGCGTACATCCCGGCGTATTCTTTCATAGGCCGAGAAGTAAGCAAGATAATGGTCCAGCCTTTTAACCGGCACCATTGCAGAAAATCCCGTGCGCCCGGCATCAGGGGCAACGTGCGTTTGCTTCCACTGTTCCGAAACAAGGTTTTGTAGAATAGCCATTGTGTCGGATGCATCCCCAATTCCTCGGCCGAGATAAACGGTCCCCGTTGCTCCAGTTTCAGACGCTGTGCGGGGGCGATCCATCCAGAGGGGCGACTCCTATCCAAAAATGTCAGCAATCCACCTATGTAGTCAGCCAGCACGTTGTCGATGTCCACAATGACCGATGGACGGTTCAACTGGCTAATCCACTCCTCGGTATACCGTTGCTGCACGACAGCGGATTTTTCCACAAACGATTGCAGGAACTGTTCTGGGGTCACGCTCCACACCTGCAACGTGGACACCAGGAACTTGAACGTGTCCACCGCTTCCTCCAAGATGGCTCGGCGATTGGGCATGGTCCCCGACCGGCGATGCGACTTCCACGGGCCGCTGGCCGTCAACAACTCGCTGAGTTCCGCGTGCATGTGGACCACGAACTCCTTGGTTTGGGCCGTGCGTTCCTCGTCGGTGGTCGGCGGCTCGTGCAATTGCGCGTTGAACCGGGCCTGTTCTTTCCACACGTCGTCCAGTGTCATGGTGTCATCCCCGGAAACCGAGCGAACAGAATCATCATCAGCGCGGCGATGATGCAGCAGAGGACGAACGTCCTCACGCCAATACCTTTTTCAACAACTGAATGGTGTCCCATGTCTCGTGAACCAACTGGTTGCTGTCCCATTGCCCGTACCTCCCGATGGGGTGAATATCAAAGTTTGCCAGATGCCGCAACACGTCGGGCACGTCCTTATGATCCCAGATTTTTCCCGGCGACAGTTTTGTCATCGGCTGGGACAGGGGGATCAATGACTCGTAATGCCGTTCCCCGTCCCGGTCGGTGTAGCGATACGACTCTATATCGGGCGTGGATAAGTAATTGATGTAGAACCCAAGGGGGTTCGTCGCCTGCATCCCGAACCGCTCGGGAGCGGGATATTTCTTCACGTAGATGGGTGCGAATTTCAGACCGCGGATCGGTTCCATACCCACCATCGACAGCAGTGAGTAGAGGGGGATGGTTGAGATCAAGGCGTCGTACACCACCTCGGTCCCATTCTCGAATGTCAGCACATGTCGCCCCATATGAATCCCGGTCAGCCGGTGCTGGTAATGGATGCGGCTGTCGGGGATGGTAACGAAATCCCACCCCGGCATCTTGTGTTTGAACTGCATCTCCCACAGACCGGGATGTTCCATGTCCTTTCCGATCTTGGCCTTGTACGCTTTGGCTGCGGCCATGGTCGGAGCTTTCCCGTCGATTTCGGTAATGACCGAGAATGGTCGGCACGTCACCCCGTCATGCGAGATGGGTTTCCACAGGTAGTTGCCGCCGTAGTTCCGGGTCAGTACCGTGGTGGGTCGGGGTTTCCAGTCGTACACATCGGCGTGCGGCATAGCCCACTGCGCCATTTGACCAGTGATCCCGCCGCCAATCACTGCAATGCGTGTCATAGCGGACGCCCCCAGTGCCCCGTTGTGGTATGCCAGTCATCCAATCGTACCCACCGTGCGCCACATGCACAGGACCACATGTAGAGGGTAGGATACCAAACAGATAGGAAGTGGAGTTTACAGGTCACAGCGTTCCCTCCTCCAATTCACGGAACACGGTCTTCCGCTTGAACAGCTTGCTGTAATCCCCGTTCGCGCACACACCCAGAAATTGGCAGGTGCCGTACTTGTTCTCGCAGTGTTCGGTATTTCGGTAGTGACCCGATTCCCCATTCCACCACAGAATGAATTCGGAAATCAAGGCATTGATCTCCATGTCGCCTCGGTCGATGTCGGCGGGGGCGACGGTCATCTGCAACCGGATGAAGTACCAATCCTTATTGGCCTTCACATCCTCGACCACTCGTTCGGCGAACTGCATCAGCGTTTCGTCCTTTCGCTGGCGCAATTGAGGACGGCGAATCAGGTTGTACATCAGTGAGGCCGGGGACACCCCCTCCATCTGGCGTCGGAGCGCCGACAGGTAAATCGATACCTGACGCTCGAACGGAATGCGGTCCACCAACACGCCTTCGTCGATGCGGCCCTTGGTCTTGGTCTCGAACAACCGGCGCACGCCCGGCTTGTCTTTGTCAAAATGGAACACGCCGTCCATCTTGCCGCGAAGAAATGTCTTGAACTTGCGGCCCTTCATGTCGGTGACGATGATAGGAATTTTGAAGATTGTTTCCAGTTCATCCCACCGAACAGCCTTGAAATCGTCGGCCGCCCAGTACTTGTAATACTCGGGCATCAACCCGCTGATGACGGCCATGGTGAATTCAAAATGCTGCACCAGTTCGTCGTTGGCCATGGGATTTTCGTCCCGCCACAGCCGTTCGATTTTCTCCAGTTGCCGCGCCAGATATTTTGGCCCCGGCAATCCGTTCAGTTTTCCGGTTTGCAGATCCGTGTACACCAGTTGGTTTAGGTAGTGCGCCACGTTCCCGAACGTAATGGCCAGCGTCGAACCCCGTGAGGTCCATCCTGCCAGATGAAGGCGTGCCTTTTCCCGGCAGTCGTTGAACGTCGAGAGCAGGGAGAACGTCACCCCGTCCCGTTCCGGGTCGTAGAACAGGGGCGCACCCTTACCTTTTTTGGTCAACGATTTGATCGTAGAACTCATGAAGTCCTCCCCCGTATGACCGGGCATGGTTATACATCTTGGCAAACTGCCTTATCCGCAAAAACGGCCAATCTCGCCATTCTTCCTTTTCGTCGATGACCTTCAACCGGCACATGGTGTCCATGGCTTCGTGAAAATCTTTGTCATGATAGACCGTGGCCCGGTGTAGGTCTACAATTGTGGGATTGCCCACAAGCCGAGGCCCACCGCGTCCCATGCGTGACTCCGAATGTTCATCTGCTGACACAGTTCGTCTCCCAATTCGCGGCGCACCCGCGAGATCACGACATCTTTGGGCAACTGCCCCTTCCACCGTTGCGGGATGACCAGATGCACGTCGATGTCCCGCTTGCGTAAGGCGATCGAGTAACACCCGACCAGGAACGCTAACTTTAACGTGTCACCTTTGGACGCGGCGATGCCCTTGACCGAGCCGCCCATGTACTGGGGGAACTCGATATAGGCGCGACCCCGCACCGGCCGCATAGCCAGTGTCAGTCGCGCCGTCAGTCCCCAGGCGCGCAGCCACCAGTCCTCACCGGA